ATGCGGTGCGCAATGAGTGTTGCTCAAATGATGGACACAATTCAGGAATGTTTGATTGTTAAATCAGGAATGTATTTGGATTATAACGAAATAAAAAAAATACTTAAGGGTTTTGAAGATGATATTTCAGAATTTATATTGAATAATACAGAAAACAATGTCTACGGAATAAGACCTGAAGAGTTAGAATTTGTAATAAATAATATTAGGAAAGAATTAGGTGAATTATCGGATACAAATCCTTTCCCAATGATGTCGTTGCTAAAAGAGCATCCTGAATACCAGGATGAAATGATGCTTGCTGTGAAAAGTGCACATTCATGTTTTGATTGGCATAGAAAAACTTTTGGAAACGAAAAACCATTAGGTGATGAATTTATAAATAAACTTATTCAGGTGTCAGGCGTTTCTAAAAGAATAGCTATTTTATTTTTATTAACGTTGACGAGTTCTCTTGATAGAAGTTTTTCTTATTTGCAGCCTACAAAGAAATGGGATGGAATTATATCATTATCAGATCTGTTTGATAGTGAAAAATTACCTGATTTGCCAGATGTTTTTTTTGATCAAAGATATATAGATTATCTCTCTAATAATACGGATGCTTTATACAATATTCACTGGAGGCAATTTGAAGGGCTGACAGCTGAATTTTTTTCGAGAAACGGATTTGATGTTAATATAGGCACAGGCCGTAAAGATGGGGGTATTGATATTTTTGCAACGCATAGAGATACTAATACTATGATAATAATACAATGTAAGCGATATTCAAAAAATAATCTAGTTGAGGTAAATGCTGTAAAAGCATTGTACTTAGATACTATAGACAACGGCGCGAGTGGTGCGCTATTAGCAACAACTTCTCACCTAAGTCCGGCAGGAAAAGAAATTACTGCACGGAATTATTCAATCTCTGCAGCGGAACACGAAAGTATTGTTAGATGGGTTGAATCAATGAAAAGTAACTATTTCATATAATTGGAATAGGGTAAAAACTATGAAATTATATAATTAAATTCATTTGATTATAAAATGGTAGGGTGCGAAATTTATCATTCTCGGATTCCACTGAGATATTAAGAAAAATAGTAATTAAGTTGAGTCTAAATGTTCTCTAATCAGTAAATGTGTAACATAGACTTTAGCTAGTTATTATTTGTTGATACTTTGTCCATAATATCGGATTACACTTTTGGGTAATAATTAAAGTAAATTATATATCCTGTTATTCATATAGCTTTCCAATAAATTGTGTGAGATAATGAGATTGGTAATAGCCAAAGCTCCTTGAAAATTTCATATATCAAGTGTCCAGTCTCTCACATGATTTTTATATGAGAGGAAGGGATACAATATGGCTGAAAGAGTTTATTGTTTATACAGAGTTTCTACCGCCAAGCAGGTAGATCATGATGATCAGAATCAAGCAGATATACCTATGCAGAGAAAAGCCTGCCGTGAATTTGCAGAGCGTATGAGATGGACAATCGTCCGTGAGGAACAGGAGACCGGCGTTTCCGGATTTAAGGTAAGCGCAGCGGATCGAGATAGACTTCAACTTGTTAAAGACCATGCTGAGAAAGGAAAATTTGATATTCTTCTGGTGTTTATGTTTGATAGACTCGGGAGAAAATCTGATGAGACTCCTTTTGTTGTGGAATGGTTTGTAAAGAAGGGTATCAAAGTATGGAGCGTCAATGAAGGTGAACAACGCTTTGAGTCACATACTGACCGTTTAACAAATTACATACGTTTCTGGCAGGCTGATGGTGAAAGTCAAAAAACCTCCATAAGAACCAAAACTGCCCTTGGACAGATGGTTCAGGAAGGTCGCTTCCGCGGTGGCGTAGCGCCATATGGATATCGGCTTGAAAAAAGCGGAGTTATGAACAAGCGTAAGCATGAGGTAAATAAATTGGTGATTGATGATAAAGAGGCTGAAGTAATACGCATGATGTATAGCTTATGTGTATCTTCCGGATATGGACGCTGGCGTATCGCTATGTTTTTAAATGACAAAGGCATAAAAACCCGGAATGGTTCGAACTGGCATGAGTCATCAGTGGGAGCAATTTTGAAGAATGTAACTTATAAAGGAGTGCTCCGAAGCGGAGCTACTTTTTCAGAACCGTTTGAAGAACTGCAAATTATTGATCCTTACACGTTCGACCTGGCTCAAGAGCTGAAAGAAGAACGTGTCAATGAGAAGAAGGAAGAGAGAACCGCTCCGTTGAATACTTCAGGACAGTCACTTTTGTCTGGTAATGTATTTTGTGGTCACTGCGGGGGCCGTCTGGTCTTAACAACCAACGGCAAAGTAGTTAAACTTGCGAATGGTGAAACAAAAGGAGTTAAGCGAATACGATATATCTGTTATAATAAAACAAGACGCCGTCTTGATTGCGATGGTCAGACAGGATATACAATGCATTTACTTGACGATGCTGTTACTCAAGTGCTTCATCAAATTTTTGACCGTATGTCAGTAGTGTCTGACAGCATGATAGTTGGCAACGCACAAGATCGTCACATGGCAGAACTTCGGACAGAAATTAAAAGGATGAAAGCTGAGAATACCAAGGCAAATACGGAATATGAATCATTAAAGGCTGAAGTTGTCAAAGCAGTACAAGGGAAAAGTAAAATGCCCGTGGATGTTCTGTCAGAATTAGTCAATGAAAGCCGTGATAAGGTACTTGCAACCAGTGAGCGACTAACTGCACTTATGGCAGAGCTTGAGCGAGGTAACGAGAAAGCCGTGGAAATGAAAAATGAACTTTCCCGTATTCGCACATGGTCAGAAATTTTTGATGAAAGTAATATGGAAGTTAAGAAAATGATAACCAGTTACATTATAAAACGGGTAAATGTATATAAGGATTATAAACTGGATATTGATTTAAACATGGATATACAGCAATTTCTTAACGGAATTGATAGTATAACCGAGGAAAAGGCTACTACAGTAGCATCGTAAAGTAACACACATTCGCAATAAGCTCTTCACAGCTGAGTATATATATCTTACATATAAAAAATGGTCTTTGGGGGTGCACACCCGACATATCGGGAGAGCGCTTGAATGGCATTCAAGAGGTCATGGGTTCGAATCCCACTATCTCCATCGTAAAAGTCTAGTAAATACTAGGCTTTTTTATTTTTGTGTTGCATTTCGTGTTGCATTGATTCAAAATGTTTTATAGTTACGTCTACATATTTCTGCTCATAATCATTGATTGTACCACGGTAAACCTGCTTTAAGGTTTTATCTGAAGACCATCCCCCACGCTGCATAATATATTGATCTGGTACATTCAGCGCGTGCATGATGGAAGCAGCGTAATGTCTTAAGTCGTGAAAACGAATCTCACCAAGTTTCAGCTTTTTGATGGCTCTTGCAAATCGATTGGATATATTATCGGGAGCTCCAACTTCTACTAACTTCCCTGATTTTGGCAGCATATCAATTACAAACTGAGGCATTATTATTTCTCTGGTACTGGATACTGTTTTTGTGGTTTTTATTGTCCATTCACCTCTTGAGACTCTGACCATTGCCTTGTTTACTGCAATAGTACAGCCATGTACATCATCTGCTGTCAAGGCGCAGATTTCTGATCGTCGAAGAGTACCAAATGCTGCCAGACAGACGGCCTTTAACATTTCATTATCACATTTAAAATGGTCCATGAGAATTTTTATATCTTCGTCAGAAGGGGTATAAGTATTCTTTTTTATTTTTTGCGGTAGCTTTATTCGAATACGTCTTTCCGGATAGTAAAGATCATAGGCAGCCACCAAAAGCCCGTGAGCATTTCTAACGGTTTTGGGAGATTTGTCTATTGAAATTTCATTTATCCATTGCTGGATTATATCGTTCCCTACACGATCAGCTTTTAGTTCAGATATGCTCTTCATCATATTTTCTTTAATGGACTTATATCCATTTATTGTGGTGGGAGAGAGTACGTTACTCTTTGCGGTACAGTAGTCATTTATCATATCACCAATAGTCTTGTTGTAACTCTTTGACTCCAGTTCCTTGTTTGCGGCCCATAGAGCAGCCTCTTTTTCAACCTGCCTTTTTCCCTTCGTAGAAGGATCATCGCTGGTAAAAGATTTATATATTCTTTTGTTTTTGGAAGATCCGTCTGGGAGTAAAGTTGATTCGGTATGACTGTAGATCTGAACTCTCCAGGACCCGGAGGGTAGTTTCTTTGCTGTTGCCATAATATCATTTCCTTTCTATTTTTGGGTATAAAAATAACGCCCCTTGCCAGTGCGCTCAGAAAATGATATAATATAGGTGTCAAAATATCATTTCTTTCCGGAGCGTCCGGTAAGAGAATTTATGTGAAAAGCTCTGGGAGTTCGCAGCTCCTGGGGCTTTTTACATCCTTATTTATTTTGGGTATAGCATTGTATGTATTTGAAGATTTGGCTCGAATTGCAGGAAGTATTTATCTACCATGGTTCCTGTTCCGTATATCTGGCGATAATATTCAAGCGCTTCCTTAAGAGTAGCTTCTGTTACATTGAGATATTCTGCAATATCGTGCGTGTTTTCACAATGAGCCTTAAAAGCATTTATAATTCCCGTTAAACCGATTCTGTCATTAAATCCCCATAGCCTTGCGGCACGCTCTTGCTTTTGATTAGAGGCACTTTTGGTATTTATAATATTGCCAGATGTTGTGTAATAATGTCCTAATTCTTCTGCAAGTACATCCGCTTTTGAAGCAGTGGTCAGAAGATCTGAATTAATAGCTATTGAGCCATCACAGTATAACCCGCGAATGTTTTTACTCTTAAAACTAACGTAATCAATCTTTATATCTTCTTCGTATGCCTTTTGCTCTAGTCTTTCTAAATCGTTCATTCACTGTCCCCGTGTAACTATTTTTTACGTCTGCTTTTTACAAATTCAACGTATTTCATAATTTCTTCCATTTCTTCCTCTGATAGATCTTCGCCATCAAAATGTGCGGCCAGAGTTTCAACCGAAGATAATTCTGCGCTGTAATCCTTGGGTTCTTCACCTGTCATTAAATACTCAACCGTAACGTCAAAATAATCAGCTATTTTTTTCATTTTATCAGCTTTTGGAACGTATCTTCCAGCTTTCCAATTGCTAATAGTCGCAGTAGTTATTCCTGTTTCCTTACATACTCGATAAGGAGTTACGCCTTTTTCTTCACACAGTTTATAAAATATGTCATACATATTGCACCTCTTAAAAATAAGTTTGAAAAATAAGCTAAACCCCATTGACAAGCTTTGAAATCAATGCTATTATATGACCATAGCTTTGATATATAAGCTAAATAAAGTGGAATTAGCTGAGTTTTCTTTATGACTTTGATCGACCTCTTAATTATATTAGAAAACTTAGCTAATGTCAATAGATTTTAGATTGGAGGTGTAGTTTTGTACCAGAAATATGCAGAATTAAGAGACAAGGCGAAGGTAACTGATTACGAGGTTGCAAAGCAGACGGGAGTTGCTACGGCTACTCTGACAAATTGGAAATACGGGAGATACAATCCCAAATTTGATAAGCTCATGGCTTTAGCAAAGTATTTCGAAGTCCCAGTAGAGTATTTTGCTGCTAACAATAATTAGGACTTATAGCAAAAATAAAAGATGAGGTGAGAGAATGTCGGAAGATGAAAGGGTTTTAAAAGAAGTCGAAAAAAGAAACCGCCAAACTGAAAAGACAAACAAGGCAGTTACTGTATTGCTTATTATTCTTGTGCTTGTAAATTTCATGGCGTATTTAGATAAGATAATACTTTTTGTACGTTATGCGCTATCTTATCTAAATTAGCAAGGACTGAAACAAGGATTGCAACAACTGAAATTATATAAGATTTATTTGCTTTAAGTGCAGCTTTAATAGATTTTTGTTCAGCTGCCTTGGAAATTTCCAAAGCTTCTGTCTGTTTTACGGAATCTATGAAAGAAAGCCCCTTAAATGTAACGTATGGCTGGAAGATTCGATTATAGTGCAGCTTACCGTCACTCATGCGGTCAGATTCTAATCCCGTAATAAAATCTTCATTTATGCACTGTTCGAGAATTTGGTCAAAGTCTATTTTGTTGCATTCAGGGAACATTTCCGGCAACGGAATTTCTCCGGAAATTATGGTATTTAAGATTTTAATGGTCATATTTTCATACTCTGCTTTATTAGAAATCAAGACAACATTCTCCTTTGATTGAATTTAATTTCTATTATAAAGAGAACTGAAAAATTTTACAAGAAAGGAATGGTGATACATATAGAATCCAAATTATCATGTAAGTCCTGCCAGTACCGCAATCGCTGTCCAGACTGCAGCCGAAGGTACCCTTGTAAGGATTATAAAAGGAGGGAAATAAGTGCCAAAGTTAAAACTAAGTGATTTTGAACAGAAGAAACTGATTGCCAAAACTACGATCAGAAAGCGCATGGAGCTTAAGCAGATCCGAAACAAGGAAATTGCCAAACGCCTAAATCGTCCAGAGAATACCATAAAGTATCGCTGGCAGCACCCGGAAACATTTAGGCTGGAGGATCTATGGATCATGGTATCCGCCCTAGGGCTGAGTGATCAGGAGATTCTGCAGATTGTTAGAGGTAAGGAGGACGTATGAGATACTATGACAACTTAGACGATTACACCGACACCCGCCCGTCGAAGCTGATGGAGTTTACAAAGCGGATCATGCCGTCAGTGATCTTCCTCAGTGCAATGGCTTTGATGTTTTTAGCAGTTGGTGCGTTGGAGGTGTTATGAAAGAAGATAAGTCAATAGATCAGCAGGATGTAGCAAAAATCCCGTTCATAAGGTTTTTATATGCAGATGAAGAGGGGGTTCGAAAGATTTATGACGCGGACTGGCCAGATCAATTTATAGCTTACTTTGCGGATAAGGAGGTTACGGAAATAGGCGGGTTCTTTATGATGGGTGTACTTTTATCGGTAAAGACCCTGGAAGATGCTATTAAGATATGCAAAGGATAAATTCAGCGAGAGAAGGTGAAATCACATGTACGGCAAATGGAAAGTATCGTCTCAGTATATAGGCGATGAAAAGATCTTTCAGGTCTATCGACTAAGAGATATTAGTAAGGTGGATCATTCTGGCAACCGGGAGTATGCAGGCGAAATTATTTATGATCAAGATGCAGCCTACGCGGTAGCCAAAGGACTTAATGATGGAGAGGGAATAGAGGAATCAATTCCCAAGAAGCAGAAACCCCAGCTGCGGGAACAGCTAGGGAATCAAGGTAACACGTAAACACTTTTCACCCCTATTATACATAGGGCTTAGGAGGATTGCAAGAGAATGAATCTGAGATTAAAGAAAATTTCTATCGAGAATTTCAAGGGAATCACCCAGTTAGTTATTGACTTTCATAATAGGACAACCATTTCCGGTCAGAACGCAACCGGAAAGACAACCATAATGGACGCTTTTACATGGTTGCTTTTTAATAAGGATAGCGAGGGAAAGTCCGATTTTAATATTCGTCCAAATAATCGCCAGGGCGAGCTTATAGACAATCTGGTTATTAAAGTATCAGCCATTTTAGAAGCGGATGGGAAGGATATTCTCCTTTGCAAGAAGCAGGAGCAGAACTGGGTTAAGAAAAAGGGCAGCGAGGTTTCTCAGCTGCAGGGGAACATCAATAAATATGAAATCAATGAAATCCCCAAGGCGGAAAAGGATTACAAAGCTTACATAGATGATTTGATGAATGAGGAATTGTTTAAGTTAATTACCAGTCCCCAGGCGTTCACATCGTTGAAATGGAAAGACCAGAGAACGATTCTTTTAAAATTGGTCTCTGAGGTTACGGATCAGGATGTGATCTCCACCAATCAGAAGTTTTCTCCACTGTCTGAGATTTTGAAAGAGTTCTCTGTAGATGATTTGACAGCTAAAGCAAAGAAAGCGCTGAAAGAACTAAATAATAGGCAGGCGGAGTTACCGGCCAGAATTGACGAAGCCAGCAAAGGTTTGGTACAGGCTGATTTTGCAGAATGTGAGAACCAGAAAGCAGATCTGGAAAAACAAATTAATGATCTGACAGAGCAGGAAAGTAACGCATCCAAAGCCAGTGAGGCACTTACCCAGATTAACAATGCAATTATGCAAAAACAGTTTAATTTGGGGGATTTAAAGCGCAAAGCAAACGAAAAACTGATGGATCAGCGGCGGGAAATTCAGCGGAGAATTGATGATGCCGGATACTCCTTCTCGGATACGATCCGAGAATATGAGAAGACAGAAAGAGAGATTAAACAAAAACAGGAACTTTTGGAGAGTAACCGGTCTTATAGAGAGGTATTGCTTAAAAATCACAAAGAAGTCCAGGCCATGCAGGTTAATGAGGATACCCTATGCTGCCCGATGTGTAAGCAGATGCTTCCGCCAGAGCAGAGAGAGACTAAGCAGGAGGAGTTTAAGTCCAATAAGCAAAAGAGCCTTTCTGACATTGTTAAGAATGGAAAACAGGTTGCGGCAAATATTGAAGCTTTTGAAAAGGAGATTAGCATCCTTAAAGAGAAGTTGGAAACCTGTAAAGCCAATAAGGTGGAGCAGAATAAGCGGAAGACAGCAGCCATGGAAGAGTTGGCTAAATTACCTCAACAAGTGGAGATATCTGGCAGTCTGGAGTATCAGACTATTTCTGCAGAGATTGAAAAATTAGAAAAACAGGCTCAGGAAATGGGAACCGGATCAGGATATCTAAATCAGTTGAGACAGAAGAAGCAGGATCTGGTTACACAGCTTGACAGAGTTAAATCTACGCTTACAGGGAAAGAGAACAATGAGAGAGTGCAGACACGCGTATCAGAACTGCAACAGGAGCAGCGGACCACATCACAGCTGATTGCCGACCAGGAGAAAGAGCTGTTCCTTCTGGAAGAATTCACTAAGGCAAAGATGGACTTGCTTTCTTCACGGATAAACTCAAAATTCAAGTTGGTCAATTTCCGTCTTTTTGAAAATCAGATCAATGGCGGATACAAGGAAACTTGCGAATGCATGGTAAATGGAGTTCCATTCAGCTCCTTGAATGCAGGTCATAGAGTTGTCGCCGGGCTGGATATTATTACAGCGCTACAGGAGATCTATGGCGTGACAGCACCTATATTTATTGATAATGCAGAGTCTGTAAACGATTTTAATATTCCGGATATGGAAGGGCAGCTCATTCTTTTAAAAGTATCAGAAAATAGCACATTGGAAGTGGAGGCGTAAAGATGGGAAACGAAGTTGCAGTGACGCAACCAAAGGGAATAGCAAGCTTCTTATCAAACGATAAAGTCAAAGCAAATATTCTACAGGTGGTTGGACAGAAGAATACAACAAGATTTATTGCAAGTGTGGTATCTGCAGTACAGAATACACCGGCTTTGCAGGAATGTAGCCATAACAGTATTTTAAGTGCAGCGCTTCTGGGGGAGGCCTTGAATCTTTCCCCCAGTCCTCAGCTGGGACAGTTTTATATGGTCCCTTACAAGAAAAAGGATAGAGAGGGTAAAGTTGTTTCCGTAGATGCTCAGTTCCAGCTTGGAGCTAAAGGTTATAAACAGCTGGCAATGCGAACAGGACAGTACAAAGATTTGGATGTTATCTATATCCGTCAGGGTGAGTACCGGGGGCGTGATCGATCAACTGGAAAGCATAAATTTGAATTTATCGAAGATGATGCAATCAGAGAGGAGCTGCCAGTTATCGGTTATCTGGCATACTTTGAACTTCTAAACGGTTTCAGGAAAGAGATCTTCTGGACCAGATCCAAAATGGAGAAGCATGCAGACCAGTATTCGCAGGCCTTTAATCTCAGTGATTTCCACTTGCTCCAGGAAGGGAAGATCTCTAAAAAGGATCTCTGGAAGTATTCTTCCTTCTGGTATAAGAGTTTCGACGAAATGGCAGAAAAGACCATGATCCGGCAGTTAATCAGCAAGTGGGGCATCATGAGTATTGAAATGTCTGACGCATACGAGCAGGACATGGCTGTCATAAGTGAAGACGGTAGTCCTCGTTACATTGACAATGAGACAGTGAATCAGCACGAAGATGATTTAAGTCAGGCAAATACGGTTGATTTTGAGGAAGTGTCAGAGACGGTCGGTAATGAAGCCGTTCAGGAAAATGGTGGTGATCCATTTTGAAATTGACCTGTTTAGGGAGCGGATCGGCAGGAAACTGCTATTTGCTCCACAATGAGACAGAGTGCTTGGTTATTGAAGCAGGGATTCCATTTAAAGAAGTTAAGAGAGCCTTGGGCTTTAATATCAGTAAGATTGTCGGAGTAGTTGTCTCTCATGAGCATGGAGACCATGCAAAGTATCTACATGAGTATATAAAAGTTGGCATTCCCGTCATGGCTCCAAGTATGGGGCATATAACAGGAGCATTATCGGCAATCAGTAAGCCTTTTGCTGTCAGGACATTCCCACTGGTACATGATGCACCGTGTTCTGGTTTTCTGATTGAACACCAGGAAGTTGGAAGGTTGCTTTTTGCGACTGATACTGAGTATATCCGGTATAAATTTAAGAACCTGAATCACATCATGATCGAGTGCAATTACAGCAAAGATCTGTTACGGGAATCATATCATGAGGGCTTACAGGAGCGAATTAAGCTTACGCACATGGAACTTGATATCTGCAAGGATTTTATCCGAGTAAATGAGAACCATGATTTAAAGACGGTCTGCCTAATGCATCTATCTGACCGAACAAGCAATGAAACAGTTTTTCAGAAGGAAGTCCAGGAGTTGGTAGAGTGCCCGGTTTATGTGGCAAATAAAGGAATGGAATATGAACTATAGAGGAGGAATGACATATTAATAGAGTAATTCTAATAGGCAGGTTGACCAGGGATCCGGAGGTCAGATATTCGGATAATGGTCATACCGTTGCCCGCTTTGCTATCGCGGTTGATCGGCGGTTTAAAAGAGAAAATGAGCAAAATTCGGATTTCATAAATACAGTAGCATTTGGAAAGACAGCAGAGTTCGTTGAAAAATATTTCTTTCAGGGAAATAAAATTGTTGTTGAGGGACGAATTCAAACAGGTTCTTATACAAATCAGGATGGGCAAAAAGTTTACACCACAGATGTTGTGGCGGAGCAGGTAGAATTTGGTGAATCTAAGAATTCCAACAATGCAAACGGATCTGCAGATGAATCAAGGCCTGCGCCCAGTAGTGCAATTGGTGACGGATTTATGAATATCCCGGATGGAGTCGAAGACGAAGGTCTTCCATTCAACTAAGGAGGGATCAGATGGTTATACAAATTGATTCCAGAGAAAAGGCCAGGGCAATCCGTAAAATTGTGGATACTTTCGATCAGAAGGGAATACAGCACTTTGTCAGCAAGCTCCATGTCGGGGACTATATGAATTTTGACAATCCAAGACTGATTATAGACCGAAAGCAAAATTTAACCGAGGTCGCATCCAATGTATGCCAAGGACATAGAAGGTTTACTGATGAACTGAAACGGGCGCAGGAAATAGGCGTTAAGGTAATCATATTGGTGGAGCATAGCAACCAGATCAAGAGCATTGACGATGTTCATGAATGGAACAATCCACGCCTGAAAACGTCTTCTAAAGCGGTCACTGGCGAGAAGCTGGAAAAGATCTTAAAGACTATGGAGCGTAAATATAATACCCAGTTTTTATTCTGCGACAAACTACATACTGGTAGCAAGATAATTGAATTACTGGGAGGTGTCTCTGGTGACCGTTGAGGAAATCAAAGATACATATAGCATGAGGGATATTGTGGAGCGCTATGGTTTTCAACCAGACAGGAAGGGGTTTATATCCTGCCCATTCCACCCAGGAGACAGGCAGGCTTCTATGAAGGTCTATGGGCGGGATTATCATTGTCATGCTTGCGGAGCAAATGGAGACATCTTTTCTTTTGTAGAGCAGATGGAAAATATTACCTTCAAGGAGGCGTTTCAGCTCCTTGGGGGAACATATGAAAAACCAACATTCTCCTCCAGGCTAACCATTTACAAGTCCCAGAAGCGTCGGGAAATGCTAAAGAAAGAGCGAGGGAGAGCTGGAATAAAGAGACAGCTCAACTGTATGCTCATAGGCATTTACCGGTCTTATATGGACAGATCAGAGCCTTTCAGTGATATCTGGTGTGATTGTTACAATGCACTGCAGTATCAGCTTTACATACATGCAGAATTAAATGAATTAGAAGCGAGGTGGTAGCATGGTGCCGTTGAATGAGCTCACGGCAGAAACATTATTATCCAACGAGGTACTGACAGAAGTTTTTGACCAAGAAGATGAGCTTTATCGGGCGGAACTTCTTGCTTCCCTTGGCTTAAAGGCTGCGGAACTTAGAGTTAAAACAGAATTTAGAGAAATGGTATCAGCTTATAAAAAGGTTGAAAAGGAAATGAAGCGCCAGGAGCGGGAAAAAGTCAAGGCTCCCTGCTATCTGGAAAACTGGACAAACTTTACCGGCCCTTATGACAACATGCAATGTAAGGAATGGCTTGCAACAGAAACCGGTATCTGCCTCAGAAATCCATCAACAGGGTATACCGATATCCTGGCCTGCTATCACCCCATCCTGCCAATTGAGCGCCTGAAGAACTTAGAGACCGGAGAAGAACAAATAAAGCTGGCATATAAGCGTAATGGTCGGTGGGAAGAGATCATTGTCCCAAAGACCATGGTAACATCAGCCAATAAAATTGTATCGCTGTCAGGTCGCGGAATCGCTGTTACCAGTGAAAATGCTAAGTATCTGGTTCGATATCTGGCAGACGTAGAAAATGCCAATGAGGAGCATATCGCAGTCCAGTACTCCACGTCAAAACTGGGTTGGATCCGGGGTGGATTCCTGCCTTACGATACAGATATTGTCTTCGACGGTGACTCCCGATTTCGGCAGATTTATGAAAGCGTAGGGCAGTCCGGAAGCCGGACAGCGTGGTATGAGCATGTGATAGCGCTGCGTAAAGCCGGAAGAATAGAAGTTAAGTTTTTACTGGCTGCAGCGTTTTCCAGCGTACTGGTGCAGCCACTTGGAGGGCTTCCATACTTTGTGGACCTCTGGGGAGAAACCGAAGGCGGTAAAACCGTATCTCTCATGCTGGCAACTTCTGTTTGGGCAGATCCGGATGAGAATGCTTACATAAAAGATTATAAGGGAACAGAGGTGGGGCTGGAAGCGATATGTGACTTGCTGAATAACCTTCCCCTCATCCTGGACGATTCCAGCAAAAAGAATCGGAAGATCGAAGACAACTTCGAGGGATTGGTATACGATCTTTGTTCTGGCAAGGGAAAAACCCGTTCTAACAAGGAATTGGGGCTGAACCGTGAGAATCACTGGAAGAACTGCATCCTGACGAACGGAGAGCGCCCCTTAAGCTCTTATGTGACCCAGGGCGGAGCAATTAACCGTATTCTTGAAATCGAGTGCGGAGAGCGTGTTTTTGAAAGCCCTGGCAGTACAGCAGAGTTAGTTAAGCGGAATTACGGTCATGCAGGCCGTGAGTTTGTTGAGGTCATAAAGGAGCTGGGAACTGAAAAGATCAGGGAGATACAGCAGGAATTTGCGCGGAAGCTGGCTGATGATGAAAAGATGCAGAAGCAGAGCTTGTCTCTTTCAATCGTATTGACAGCTGATAAAATAGCCACGGATTATCTCTTTAAGGACGGACAGTATATCAGTCTGGAGGAAGCCAAAGAGGTCCTGGTAGACCGGAACGAGCTTTCCGATAATGAACGTTGCTATCAGTTTATCCTGGACAAGGTTGCTATGAACCCAGCGCGGTTTGACATCCAGAATGAAAACGTGGAAAAATGGGGCGTGATTGAGAATGGATTTGCCATCATTTACACGACTGCGTTTACCGCTCTGTGCAAAGAAGGAGGATTTTCAAGAACTTCTTTTCTGTCATGGGCGAACCGGAAAGATCTGATCCAGGCAGAAAGCAGCGGTAAAAAGATGGATAAAATTAAGAGTTTCAAAGGAAACAAAGTACGCTGTGTATTCCTCAAATTGAATGATGATGCGGACAAAGATGGATTTGTTAAGGTAGATCAGTCTAAAAACGGTCAGGAAGAGCTTCCTTTTCACTAAGAGTAACCTTTGAGAGGTTACCGAAGAAAGCTATATTCTATAAGGGCTTGAGGGTGATTTTGGGGTACAGTAACCCAGTAACCTAAAAAATCACACTCCTATATATAGAAAAATAATTTTGAAATATGTGTATTTATTTTAACAATCTTTTATAAAAAATGTCTCGCGCGTAGGGAAATCAAAAAAAGAGGGTTACTGGGTTACTGTTGCTAGAGAACCTATATTCTATAAGGGTTTGAACGGTAACCTATGTCGTTAACAAAAAGGGTTACAGTAACCTGAAATCCGGTTACCGAGGTAATAATATGACAGAACATAGATTAAACGAATATAGGTCCTTGTTAGATTCTTTAAAGCGAAACAAGGAGAACGTGCCTCTTGAAACGCTGAAAACAAAGTACAGGAAATCATATGAGCAGCTTACACAAAGTATTCAGTCCATGACCAGGGAGATCCTTCAGGATGTGGCGCTTGATGGTTTACAGATCGAACGAGCCGAAGCGGATCAGAAGTATCTGGAGATCAATTCAGCAATCAAAAAATCCGGGATCATGAAAAAGGCAAGTCAGGCAGCTTTCATTCAGCAGGATGCAGATCTGGTCCTTGAATATGCCGGTCAGCTGAGGGAAATTGTTCACGGGATTGTGAAGGGGTGTGAAAAGAATGCCGGCTAAAAAGAAAGCCTGTGGGCCTCCACCAGTAGAAACACATATTTGTTCTTACTGCGGCAAGGAGATCCACGGGACCATGTATACATAAAAATCAAGAGACGGACTGAGCTGCACATACATTTTGAGTGTGTGCCAGGAAAAGTGAAGTCATAATATTAAACTTTAGGACTTCGGGAAGTCCTGGGAGAGAGGTGGATGTATGGAAATTGGAGATAGAGTTGTTATGAATGATAAATACAAGGTTGCGGAGATTAATAAAGGGAAAATATTTGAAGTTCGCAGTGAGCCATGGGAATTGTGCGGTACAGAGTGCGTACTGCTGGAAGGATATCGTGGCGGTTATGCAGTAGACGGTCTTACTGTAGTAGATTAGGACTGGAGGATAAAAGATGGCAGAGCAAAATGAAATGTTAAAGATCGTCACTCCTATGATGGAGCATGTATGTGATCACCTGTGCCGGTTCCCTGGGGAGATTGAGCGAAAGGTAGATCTGGAGGAGGTATGCGCTGGTTGTCAGATGGGGAAGTATGTGTGTGATATCTTAAATACATATAACCGGGTGAAACAGGAATGGATACCGGTAGCAGAGAGGTTGCCAGATGTTCCGATTGATACAGAAGATGAACATTGCCCGTATTTCAATGTTACATTCCTTAACGGAGTAGTCAACACACTTCAATTCACTAGTGACGAATGCACCTGGTTTGATGAAGAAGGCAATGTTTACAACGATGTTCTTGCCTGGATGCCTCTTCCGGAGAAATACCAGGAATCTGATAAAGGGGAATATTAATGAAATCATTATTACATTATCCCGGCAGTAAAAAAAGGATAGCTTCCTGGATAATCGAAAATATGCCAGAACATCACAGCTATCTGGATCCGTATTTTGGCGGAGGCGGTATGTTCTTTGAAAAGCCTCCTTCCAAGATCGAGACGGTGAATGACCTTGATGGTGATGTGGTGAATTTCTTCCGGGTAATCCAGAATCCGGAAAGCTGTCAGGAACTTCAGGACTGGCTTACATATACGCCGTATTCCAGACAGGTGTACGATGAATCCTTTACAAAGGAGCCGCAGACGCCGATAGAGCAGGCTGGATACTTTGCAATCAGGTCCATGCAAAGCCATGGCTTCCGGCTGACTGAGAAATGCGGCTGGAAGAAAGATGTACATGGCAGGGAAGCTGCCTATGCAGTCAGGTACTGGAACCGGCTTCCGGAATCACTGGCAGAAATGGCTATCAGGCTGAAAGGCGTACAGATTGAGAATAAGCCGGCACTGGAGCTGATCAGAGCTTTCGATCATGATAACGTTCTGATCTACCTGGATCCGCCTTATGTGCTATCAACTAGAAGCAGGAAGCAGTATAGGTATGAAATGTCTGATCCGGATCATGAGAAACTACTGATGACGGTGATCTTCAGCAAAGCTAAGGTCATGCTTTCCGGATATGACTGTGAACTATACGAAAATTACTTGAAAGGCTGGAGGAAAATACAGATTCCGGCCAGGGCGCAGAATAGTCTTCCGAGGGTGGAGACGTTATGGATGAATTTTTAAATAGTAGTTAGAGAATAACTTTACGAACCTTGATAATAAAATATTGATAGTTGGAGAAAAGTAATATATACTTGACTTAAAATAACAAAAGAGGAAAAATATGGAAAAATGGTTCAGCTGGATTATAAAACATTTGGGCATCGTTACGGCATTATTATTTGTAATAATCATAGGGATTCCAATTATTATACATATTTGCTTTAAAATAAGTGCTCCCTATGAATTTCTTGTTGCAGATTGGGACTCAGGAAGTGTATTGTCATATTATGGATCAGTTTTAGGATTCTTAGGGACTGTAATTTTAAGCATTTTGGCACTTTACCAAAATCAAGAGATTAAGAAAGAAGCTGACAAAAGATCAGAACTACTTGAAAGGACAATACATTCTCCAGAATTAAAATTAAGTTATTTAGCAAGCTATGGAGGAAATTATTCAAACATGCAGTTCGAGTTAGAAAACATATCTAATAACTTAGCTGATAATATTACCGTTGGTGAATTCAAAGTATTTGATAAATCAGGTAATATAATTGATAAACCTAATCAAAATAGCTTATACAAGAGCCATCTTAGCGGAAAAGAGAAATTAACTTTTTCGTTTATTAACGGTAAACTTGATGAATCAAATTTAAAGCTAGAATTTATTATATCATGTGAAGATAAATTTCATAACAATTTACATTATAAGGCAACAATGATTATTGTGAACCCAGATTATTGCTCTTACACGTTGAATTTTGTAAGGATCTAATGTCAAACGCCAACTATCAATATTCGGTAGTTGGTTTTTTATTGCCCAAAAGGAGGGATACATTGAGAAAATCATCAAAAGATTGCAGAGCAGACAGAGCCAGCGTAAACAGTCGCATACAAGCTAAGGCGGATGAAGCTATAAAGGCGCCGCCGGTTATGAGTTTCAGTGCGCAGATGCCAGCTTATACATATACAAGCCTGTGTTCGGATCCGAAGCTGAGGAAAAGACCAGGAGCGAAACCGGAACACCCAGAAGGAATGCAGCCTGCAACAACCGAAATGATATGCCTTATTTGCAGGAAACACTGGCCGTCTGATTGCAAGCGCACGACCTGCGATTGTGAAAGTAAGGGACATTTATTCAGCACAGGAGTTTATTATCAGCGGAAGAAGGGAGGCGGTGTGGTTGACACCTGAAATAGTATTTGCGGTATACGATAAAGGCGATCTGATAGGAGAGCATACTTCTAAGGAGTGGGAGAAACTGCTTTCTATACCACGGCAGGCTATAAGAGATTATGCCCGTGAGGGAAGAACTTATGGAAAACGATATAAATTCAAGATAGTGGGAACGATTACATCCGAGAAGCCAGAGTCCGATCAGAAGGACGTAGGTATTACAATGCGTGAACTGGCAGAGTTTAAGCGGTCTGTGAAAGTCGGGGACAAGTTCACTTACAAGAGTTATCGGAAAGACTTCGTCCGGGGAGTCCGGATTGAATTGGATAAGATGATTGTGGTCAGGAAGTTTTTTCATCTTGTTCAGGTGGCAAGTGTTGCAGATCCGAGTAAGACTGCGACCATGACTTATGCAGAGCTTTATAAGCAGAAAAAGAACAGAACAAAGAAGAAGTTGACAACGGGGGGTGACAGAAATAGATAAAAATATTTTGATTGAGTATTCCGATGCATTGGCCAGAGTAAAACTTCTCAGGGAACAACTACAAAAGAAAGAGGATCACCTGGACAGATTGCGGGAACGGGGGTATCTGGTGGCTGATACTGTGACCAAGGGGAAGAGAGGTAAGAAGCCCCTGGGAACGGCTGTCATTATTGGTTATCCAGTGCCAGAGTCCCAGAGAGCCGCCAAGGCCTATGAAAGGAGTTACGTCATCCTGATGGACGAGGAGCAAATGCTTCTGGAATTAATTAATCAGGTGGAGGAATACATAGCTGGAATTGACAAGGTGGAGATCAGGAACATTATGACTCTGTACTATGTGGAAAATATGAACTGGGTACAGGTGGCGCATAGAATGAATGATCTGTATAAGGATCAGGTCAGCAAAGGGAAGATACGGTGTTACACTGATAGTAGCTGCAGACAGAAGCATGATAGGTTTTTGGAAAAAGATTGAAAATGGCGGTTACGGCGGTTTTTCTGTGATATTATTTAAGATGAGAAATCTGTAAACAGATGAACTCAACCCCCTACGGTTGCCGGGTGTAACAGCCCGGTGACTGATTAATTCCTGATATTCTCCTTTTTGAAAATGCCTGTCTTGGTAACGCCTTGATGGGTGTTTTTGTTTTGTACTGTATAATTCTTTTCCTTTTAGAGATAATATTTATAAATTTAATATTGTCGAAAAGAGGAAAACAATGGATTTTTCAAAATATTGTCCTATTATTTTTTGCCTTATTTTCATCAGAGTAGATATAAAACAGCTTATTATAAATATTTACAATAATTCAGAATCTAGTAATAAAAGAGACCATAAACATAAAAAGAAATAGCGTCATTTAAATTAGCCTTACATAAAAAGCAATTGACATAAGAATGTGTTAATTATAGACGAACACTTGTACATAAAGGATAGTAAACTAGTCTCTCTCCTTTTTTGATAACGCCTGTCGATTTTTAGTTGATGGGTGTTTTCTTCTGCAGGTAAAGGTGATATAATTTGCTTAAATTGAACAATGAATCATACTAAGGAGGTATCGGAATTATGAATCTTAATTTAAAATCTCATAGCAGTGAACCCCATCAAGGATATGGTGCAGGTCCCGGAACAATTGACACCGATACATATGTTTGTCCTTGTGGCAAAGGAGAAGTGATCGTCACACATGACCGGATACCGGGATTTAGAGAATCAGATGTAATGATATTGTGTGATGATTGTAGGGAGAAGTACGGAATGGTTAATAGTTTGAGTGAAATAAAATAATATACTCCAGTAGAGGCGGCCAACCCCGTCTCTTCTTAATATAAAAAACAACACAAGTGAGGTGGTGAGGCTTGGCAAGAGCTCCAGACGAAAGAATTAAACAGGCAAAGGCTTTATATCTAAAAGGTATGAAATTAGTTGAGATTGCAAGTCAACTAAATCTCCCAGAGGGAACTGTCCGAAGATGGAAGTCAACTCATAAATGGGATAACGAACGTTCGGATAAAAATAGCGAGCGTTCGCATAAGAAGGGACCACCGATAGGAAATAAGAATGCCCTCGGCAATGATGGTGGAGCCCCAAAAGAGAATAAGAATGCAGTTAAAACAGGAGAGTTTGAGACTCTCTTTTTTGATGCCTTGGAAGAAGACGAGAAGAAGCTCATAAGCATGGTTCAGCTTGATAAGGAGCAACTTCTTCTGCAAGAGATCCAGCTTCTCACAGTCCGTGAACGGCGAATGCTCAAACGGATTGAGGATATAAAGCAGGCAGCTGCCGATCAGACAGAACGCAAAGCTTCAGGCATGACCGCTGTTAAGTTCAAGTCCAGCACAGAAGAAGACTCCACAGAGTACACCGGAGCTTTGGGACAGATCCAGGCGGTAGAAGATGCCCTCACAAGGGTGCAGGCCCGTAAACAGAAAGCCATTGATTCCCTTCACCGGTACGGCTTTGATGATGCCCGCCTTGAACTGGAGATCATGAAGGTTGAACTGGAAGCATTGAAACGGGATCCGTCAGATCAGGACATTGAGGACGATGGTTTTATGGATGCCATGAACAGCGAAGCTGCTGAGATCTGGGGTGATGCTGATGAATGAAAGACTGCAAGCCTTAAAAACAAGGATTGAGAAGTTAAAACAGAAATGTAGCCTATCCACTAAGCTACAGGTATTTAAGTTTCAGCCCTTTTCCCTCAAACAGAAGAAGGTTCTTACATGGTGGTGCGATACCTCTCCGGTCAAGGATAAAGATGGAATCATAGCCGACGGTGCGATCCGATCCGGAAAGACGGTCTGTATGTCATTATCGTTCATCATGTGGGCAATGCAGCGGTTTAAAGGTCAGAACTTCGCCATGTGTGGTAAGACGATCGGATCCTTTCGGAGAAACGTTCTCTTCTGGTTAAAGCTGATGCTTAAGAGCCGAGGCTACCGTGTTGTGGATCACAGATCTGACAATCTGGTGGAGATCAGCCGGGGAAAGGTTACGAACTACTTTTACATATTTGGTGGAAAGGACGAACGTTCCCAGGATCTCATTCAGGGTATCACGCTGGCCGGTGTGTTCTTCGATGAAGTAGCTCTGATGCCGGAATCCTTTGTCAATCAGGCAACCGGCCGTTGTTCCGTTGATGGATCAAAGTACTGGTTTAACTGCAACCCTGACGGACCGTATCACTGGTTTAAAACGAACTGGATTGATGAAGCCAAGAAAAAGAATCTGATCGTCCTCCATTTTACCATGGAAGATAACTTAAGCCTGTCAGAGCAGATTAAGGCCAGATACCGGAGCATGTACTCCGGAGTTTTCTATAAACGATACATACTGGGCTTATGGGCTATGGCAGAAGGTATCATCTATGACATGTTTGATATTGATCGGCATGTAAAGAAAGTGGTGGACTTCGCCCGGCTCCTGATTGATGGTGGACGATATGTCAGTATTGACTACGGTACGCAGAATGCAATGGTATTTCTTCTCTGGAACAAAGGAATTGATAAGAAGTGGTATTGCACCAGGGAGTATTACTATTCTGGCCGTGATAAGGGAAAGCAGAAAGCAGATTCCCAGTATGCGGATGATCTGGAGAAATGGCTGGAGGGAACTCCGGTTAAAGCCATCATTGTGGATCCTTCGGCAGCTTCTTTCATAACAGAGCTTAATAACCGGGGATATAAGACCATGAAAGCGGACAATGATGTGGAGGACGGGATCCGGCTGGTTTCCACACTCCTGAACACAGAAAAGATCGCATTTAGTCAGTCCTGTATCAATACGATCAAAGAGTTTGCCTCCTACATCTGGGATCCCAAGGCTGCAGATCGGGGAGAAGATAAGCCAATAAAGCAGCACGATCACGCTATGGATGCAGTCAGATACTTCTGTTATACGATACTTAATAACAAAACGATCAAGATCCGGAGCAAGTCTGCTTACGGATTCAATTAAGGGGGTGAGAGGTATGAATGTTGAAAAACATATTCGTGAGAAAGAACGACTTAACCAGGCATTAAATGGAAAGCTAGATCTTTTAACAATTTCGATGAAGGCTTTATTTAAAGAATACAATATAGATTTAATGCCTGGTGTGGCTTTTGATGTATGCCGTCATGTTATCGAAGAATTGCATTTGGATAGACTTAATCTTCCAGAGTAGTGACAGTGATAGCAGGAACCAGCATTTTGGGCTCATTGCGTTCAGAATGCCATTTCATGATGTGATAATTAAAGTCAGCTAATTCAGCCATCGTTGTTCTTAAATTTTTCCAAGATTCCATATCCATAACTGCTTTGCACTGAGGGCAGCAAGGTGGATTTTCGGCTGAGCTTTTTTGAAAATCAGATTGGAACATACAGCCACAGGAACAAGAAATTGTTGCTTTTGGATGCATCTAATTTTCCCCCTTTCTTTTGTATTAGGCCCTGACAAGAGCCTGTATGTACAGTATAAGGGCGTAAACTGGAAAATTCAACCAATAACAGAAAGAAGGTGATAACCACGTACATATACACAATGCCCAGGGAGTCCTGGGACGAACTAAGCCCCGATAAACAGGCAATTCGCACGCTGATTGTAAAGCACCGCAGGGAAGCAGCCAGACTCCGAAAACTTATGAAGTATTATGAGGGGCAGCATAAAATATTATCGGAAGACCGTAAAACAAAGCTGGTATGTAATCATGCGAAGGATATTGCAGATACAGCCAGCTCTTACTTTATCGGGAATTCTGTATCCTACAAAAGCAAAGATGATATAGCAATTCTGACAGATGCCTTTGAGCAGGCAGGAGCTGATGAGGCAGACGGAGATAATGGCCTGGATCTTTCTGTGTATGGCAGAACTTATGAGTACATCTACCCAGAAGAAGGAGAAACGGATCTTACAATAAAGAGCCTGTCTCCGGAAAATACCTTCATGGTATACGATGATACGATAGAGCAGAAGGAGCTCTTCGCAGTTTACTACTACGCCAGGAAAGATGATTCCGACAAAAAGAGAACCACCTTTATTGCCACGGTACTGACGGCACATTACAAATATGTCCTTAACATTGATGATATTACCGGCCCGCAGGCGCTCATGGAGGATCCTACCCCTCATTACTTTGAGGAAGTCCCGATTATAGAATACTTAAACAACAAACTGGCTATCGGTGACTTTGAACTACAGATTCCGCTGATCGATGCCTACAATGCCCTGATGTCTGACCGTATCACAGACAAGGAACAGTTTATTGATTCAATCCTTGCTATTTACGGAGCAATGCTTGGAGATCCGGAAGCAAAGGACGAAGACGGGAAGACTGCTAAAGACAAGGTAAAACGGGATAAGCTTCTGGAACTTCCTGCAGATGCAAAGGCGGAGTATTTGACCAGGACTTTTGATGAAACAGGCGTGGAAGTCCTTAAGAAGGCGATTGAGCAGGATATTCATAAGTTTTCCCATATCCCCTGCATGACTGATGAAAGCTTTGGCGGGAACATATCCGGTGTAGCTATGGAGTTTAAGCTCCTGGGAATGGAGAATATCACAAAGATTAAGACCAGGTACTACAAGAAGGGACTAAGAAAGCGGATCCGCCTTTTCTCCGGCTGGCTCCAAAAGAGTAAGGCTGTGAACGTAGATATATCCGGTATCGTTCCAACATTCACAAGGGCGCTACCAAGGAACCTCCTGGAGATCAGCCAGATTGTTTCAAATCTTTGGGGAAAGGTTGGGAAGAAAACGCTTCTTTCACAGATCCCGTTTGTTGATAATGTGGAAGAGGAGATGGCGGCGGTTGATAAAGAAGCAGAGGAAGCCGTAAAGCAGCAGAAAGAGATTTTCGGTATAGGCAGCAATCCTCCTCCGGACGAGGATCCGCCAGAGAATAAGAAAAAGGCCGGTGCTGTGAATGAGTAACCTTTCCTACTGGGAGAAGCGAAAAGCCTGGGAGATGTTTCGCTACATGGAACAGGCAGAAAAAGCAGCGGAGGAAATATCAAGGCTTTACTTAAAAAGTTCCCGGCACATAAGCCTGGAGCTGGATGAGATCTTTGAACGGTATCAGAAAAAGCACAAGCTGTCTGAGAAGGAGGCATACAGACTTCTAAACTCCATGAAGGATAAAACTTCCCTTGATGAATTAAAAGCAGCTTTACGGTCAGGCGGTAGTGATAAAACAAAAGCGGAGATCTTGGCAGAGTTAGAGAGCCCGGCATATCAGGCAAGGCTGGAACGGTTGCAGCAGCTACAAAACCAGTTGGATCTGACCATGCAAAACGTCTACCAGCAGGAGAAAGTAAAAAGCACCAGCCACTATATCGATCTTGCCAATGAAGCCTATTACCGGTCTATTTTTGGCATACAGCAGCGCACCGGTTTGAACTTTGGCTTCAATCTGATATCACCTGCAGCCGTTGAGCGGGTGGTAAATAGTAAGTGGTCTGGTGCTAACTATTCCGCAAGGATCTGGAGTAATACAAAAGCCTTAGCGCAGGATTTGAAAGAAGAGTTGCTCCTTAGTCTCATCACAGGCCGGACGGATCGTGAAACTGCTGATATCATAGCGAATAAGTTTGCGGCAGGAGCCAGTCAGGCAAGGAGACTTGTCAGAACAGAAAGCTGTAATCTTGCCAATCAGATGGAGATGGCTTCCTATGAGGAGTGTGGGATTGAGTATTACATTTATGTTGCCACACTGGATTTAAGGACTTCCTCCATTTGCAGGAGCCTGGACGGAAAGCGTTTCAAGGTATCAGAACAGCAGCCAGGGATTAATTGCCCGCCTATGCACCCGTGGTGCAGATCAACAACCATTTGCGATATAGGAGACGAAGAACTTTCACAGATGAAGCGCAGGGCAAGGGATCCGGTTTCCGGAAAGACCAATACAGTACCTACCAACATGACATATGAAGAATGGTACGGAAAGAATGTCAAGGGAAAACCGGAAGCAGAGTTTAATGAAAAGATGATCCGAAACCGATCAGCAGACAGGCGTCAGTTTGAACGGTATAAGGAGATACTTGGAGAAGAGGCTCCTAAAACACTGGATTCTTTCCAAAAGGTAAAATATGCTGATACAGATGAATACGGCATATTAAAAGCCCAGTACAAAGGAATGTCTTACTACAGCAAAGCAATTGAAAGCGAACCGGAGATAACCAATCAGGTTAAGATAATCGCGGAAGCTGCAGGAATGGATAGCCTGGGACTGGAATATCGGATCAAGACAAAAGAGTCTTTCCTTGAAAAGATTAGAAAGAATTATGATCCAGGAGGAAATGAATATGAAATCAAAGATATAATTCGTTATACTTTGGGAGCAGATCCCGAGCGTTTAACGGAAAAGACACTGCTTGCCATTGAAAAATTTGAAAACCAAGGCTATAATACAGTTAGAATTAAAAACACATGGCATCCGGATAGTTCCTACAACGGAATAAATACTTTCATTAAATCACCAGGTGGTCAGACTTTTGAAATGCAGTATCACACTCGGGAAAGCTTTGATCTGAAAAACGGTGAGTTACACAAGCTATATGAGAGACAAAGAAAGATTTTAGATGATGAGTCGGAAGAATACTTAGAGCTTGATGATCAGATGATTGAACTTTCAAGCAGATTAACTTTTCCTAAAAATGTTGAAAGGGTGAAAAATAAGTGAGTTATTATGTTTTAAATGATTATGAGCATAGAGGGACCCTTATTCGTTCCGAAGGTCGCAAGAGTTTTAAGTATGATAAAGAAAGAGGCTGGGTGAGAACTGGCATTATGGCACAGTTTAGATTTCCTGACAGCCCAGTGTATGATTCATATTATGAAGTGACCGAAGAACAAGCAAGCAAAATAATGGAACAGAAATGATACCATCGGTGAGTAAATTGACCGATGGTATTTTTGTACCCAAAAGTTGCGATATCGCAACAGAAAGGAGGTGATCCACAATCTCCCTCTGGGCGGCGGGGTGAAGCCTCCTACTGAACGATACAGCTTAGAAGCACGCAGGTAATCCTGGGTGTTATTTTTTATGTTTAAGCAACGGTCCGGGCAGAAGAACGGGACGGGGCGGAAAGGAAGATAAGATGAGAAAAAAGAGTTTATACCCTATTAATTTACATTTCTTTGGTCATGATGGTGACGGAGCCGGCGCTGCAGGTGGCGAAGGCAGCGGAACAGGTGAACCGGGAAAAGAAGGATCTGGCGAAGGTGGTGCTGGTGGAGATGGATCAGGAAAAGAACAGGATCCTCCCAAAACAAAAACCTTTGATGAGATCCTGAAAGAAGGAAGCTATCAGGCGGAGTTTGACCGCCGTGTGCAGAAAGCCCTGGGAACAGCCAAGGAAAAATGGTCTGCGCTGATGGACGATAAGCTGTCCGAGGCGGAGAAGCTTTCCAAGATGAACAAAGAGGAAAAGACTGAGTACATGCGCCAGAAGCAGGAGAAAGAACTACTGGACCGTGAATCTGCTATCACACGCCGTGAGCTTATGGCAGAAGCAAAGAACACCCTGGCAGAGAAGAAGCTTCCAGTAGAGCTTGCGGAAGTCCTCAATTATACAGATGCTGATTCCTGCAATAAATCCATTACAGCAATTGAAACAGCTTTCCAGAAAGCCTTGGAAGCAGGAATTCAGGAGCGGCTGAAAGGTGGAACACCAATTAAAAAGGCTACTCAGACAGCTGCTTACACTAAAGAACAGGTAGCAACTATGACCCCAGAAGAAATCAATGAAAACTGGGAAGCAATTTCCAATTCCATGAAAGATTGGAAATAATCATGAAAGAGAGGTAATTAATTTATGTCAGTAACTAATTTTATTCCTACAATCTGGAGTGCCAGATTATTAAGACATTTGGACAAGAAACATGTATATGCGAATCTTCTTAACCGTGATTATGAAGGAGAGATTAAGAACTTTGGTGACACGGTAAAGATCAATCAGATCGGTGATGTGGAGATCAAGGACTATGCAAAGGGCGCCGATATTGAAGCACCCGACGAATTAAGCGGGGATCAGCTCACCCTTACAATCGATCAGGCAAAGTATTTTAACTTTGGAATCGATGATGTAGATGCGGCACAGGTTAATCCCAAGCTGATGGATAAGGCCATGATGAGAGCCGCCTATGGTATGAACGATGTGACGGACCGCTTTGCCGCTAATTTGCTGTACATCGGTGTAGATGCTGCCAATGTACTTGGAAGTGATACTACACCTATTGTTCCAACCGCTGAAGATGCTTATGACGCTCTTGTAGATCTTGCTACATTGCTGACAGAGGCAGATGTGCCAATGGAAGGGCGTTGGGCGGTTATTCCTGCGTGGTATCATGGGCTTTTACTAAAAGATAAGCGCTTTGTGGGGAATGGAACGGATTATAATAAAGCAATCCTGGAAGGTGGAGAAGTTGGTGTAGCTGCCGGTTTACGTGTTAGTTTATCTAATAATGTGCCAAACACTGCCGGAACAAAGTATAAGATCATTGCAGGGACCAATGAAGCAGGATCCTATGCAGAACAGATTTTGAAAACAGAAGCGTACCGTCCGGAAAAACGTTTCTCTGATGCCGTAAAAGGCTTACATGTGTATGGTGCTAAAATCTTACAGCGTAAGTGTGTAGCCGTTATGACGGCAAATAAGAAATAAGGAGGGGATTTTTATGTTTATTAGAAATAAAAAATCAAAACTTATTCAGGAATGCTCCAACAAAGATGTAATTAAAATCTGCCTAAAAGATGTGGAGAATTATGAAGTAACCGAAGTAAATCCTGAAGAATTCACCAACTCAGAAAAGGTACCGGAACCCGAAAATATACCAGAACCGGAAAAGAACCTGGAGGACATGACGGTTCCTGAATTAAAAGCACTTGCAAAAGAAAAGGGGATTGAGGGTACTTCCTCCCTTGGAAAAGAAGATCTCCTGGCTGTCTTAAAGGAAGTGATGTAGGTGGAAGAATTTGAAAAACTGAAAAAGCTGACTGGGGAGAGTGATACAGAATTGCTCTCCCTTTTGCTTGAAGATGCAAAGGAATACGTTCTTGCCTACACCAACCGGACAGAGCTGCCCCCAGCATTATTAAAGACCGTCCGGGATCTGGCAGTGATCGCTTTAAACCGTATGGGAACAGAGGGAGAATCTGGCCGGAGTGAAGGTGGGGAAAGCTACAGCTTTGAAGATGCCCCAAAACATATTTACGGAACACTGGACCGGTATCGGTTGATACGGGTAGGAGGTAGGACTTATGAGACTAAAACGAAACCGATTGAAACAGTATCATCTTAGACCTGCAGAAGCCAAGAAAGACAATGAGGGAAACTTCTATATTGAGTATGGGGAAGCAAAGCCTGTGACAGCTGAGATCTGGCCCGCCGGAGGGAAACTGCAGGCGGAAATGTACGGGCAAAAGCTTTCCTACATCCGTAACTGTCGGCTTGATGGAGCGTATAAAGTAGAAACTGATGAAAAAGGTCGTGTCAGCTATCTCCTGGGATCTCAGTCATTTCGTGAAGGTGATGGGTTCTGTGTTTACGTTCCAGGAGGATCAGATCCGGATTATAAGATCATAGCAATTCGACCATACCGGCAGTTGTACATGGAATTGGAGAAGTTATGACAGGTAGTATAAAGGGGCTTGATAGCCTCATGAAAAAGTATAACAACATGACCAGCAGTGTTACGGGTCCGGGATTGGAAAAAGCAGTAGGGGCTTCCATTAAAATGGTGCAGGGAGAAGCAAAGCTTTTGTGTCCGGTCAATGACGGGGAATTGCGGCAGAGCATTAAAACTTCTGTTTACAGGCAGGATGAGAAAGTGATCGGAGCAGCTTATACCAATAAGAAACATGGTCCTTATGTTGAATTTGGCACCGGTCCGAAGGGAGAGGCAGATCATGCAGGAATATCTCCTGAAGTTTCTCAATCCTACACACAATCCCCCTGGTGGATCCATGTAAGCCAGATTGATGCAGCCACCGCTGAAAAGTACCATATGTTTTACATCGATACCCCAGAGGGGCGATTTTACCAGAGTTCCGGTCAGGCCGCGCAGCCGTTTATGTATCCTGCTCTTAAAAACAATGAGGATCGGGCAACCCGTAATATAAAGAATTATCTGGCAAGAGAAATTAGAAAGGCGGTTCAGGATTGATTAATGTAAAAGATGAAGTATACGCAGCTCTTTGTACTGTCACAGATAATGTGACGGACTTCTATCCAAGAGACTGGGAAAAAGATCTTGCAATCCAGTACATGGAAGAGGATAACAAAGTCATGGAATATACGGACATGAAAGAGCAAAAGGCGTACTGCCGGTATCGTATTGATATCTGGGCGAAGAAAAGCACATCAGCGGCAGCAGTTGCTGTTGATCAGGCCATAGCAGCTCTGGGCCTTAAACGCATTCAGTGCATGGACGTAGAGGATCCCAGTGGCTTAAAGCATAAACAGATGAGATATGAAATGGTAATTGATGTAAAGACCAAACAGGTCTATCACAGCTATTAGAGAGGAGACAGATAAATGTTAGCAAATGGTATAACCCTTGGAATGAAAAAGAAGGGAGAAAGCACCTATTCAGATTTGCCAGGACTGAAGGAAGTTCCAGAGCTTGGCGTGGATCCGGAGAAGGTAGATAATACGACACTGGCCGATAAGATGAAACACTCGGAGCTTGGCATTGGCGATCCGGGAGATCTGGCCTATAAGTTCAAGTGGGAGAATGAAGAAAATTCTTCATACAGAAAATTGAGAACTGTGTCAGATGCCAAGGAAACGGTTTCTTTTGAACAGACATTCCCGGACGGAACGAAGTTTCACTTTGATGCACAGTGCAGCGTAAAGGTCGGAGGTGGCGGAGTAAACGCAGCCATTGAATATACGCTCACCCTCGGTCTGCAGACAGATATAGAAGTCTCAGATCCAGCTTAAAGAAAGGAAGGTAATACATAATGAACTATGATTTAGATGAAGAAAATGTAAAAGTTGAACCCTCAGTAAATGGGGAAGAAGCAATGAAAAAGAAACGCGCGCCCTTTGCATACTGGAACGTGGGCGGAAAAGAACATAAGTTAAAGCTGACCACTTCCGTGATCTGTCAGCTGGAAGATAAATATAAGTGTAATCTTCTAAATATCCTGCAAAACTCAGGAGGAATGCCACCTCTGGCCATTATGCTCTCTATTACGCAGGGAGCTATGAAGACCTGGGAGCATGGAGTCAAATATACCGATGTACAGGAAATGTTTGATAAGTACTGCGAGGAGGGCGGGACACAGCTTTCCTTTATGACTGACGTACTCATGCCTATTTACAGTGTGTCCGGTTTTTTCTCGGAGGACCAGCAGACGGAGATGGATCGGAAGCTGGAGGAAGTAAAGGACGTCATGTAAATAAAACCTTATCGGATTTTATATATGAAATTTATCCGGTCGCATTAGATTGCGGATTCAGTCCAGAGCAGTTTTGGAATCTTTCTTTGGCAGAGATTCAGGATTCCCTGGAAAGCTTTGAACGGAAAGAGCAAAAGAAAATAAAGCAAAGGCTGGTTGAAAAGCATTTTCTGGCACAGGATATTGCTCAGTATGTAAGCCTTGTTGTCAATGGCTCAAAGGATACGAAGCTTTTAGAGTTATGGGATTATTTCCCGGAGCTATTTGAATCACAGGACACGAATTTTGAGAAAAAGAAACAGGAGCACGATCTGGCGGTGTACAAGGCACAAATGATAGATTTTGCACACCGCCATAACCATGCCAGGACGGGAGGTGGTAAAGCTGGAAGGCATGACGCTTGAAAAGCTTCAGGTTATCATAGAGGCATATACAAAGCCTTACCGTGACGAACTGGAGAAGGTAAAAAAGCAGACAACAAATACCGCAGCGCATGTGGAGCGGCAGACTTCAAAGATGGCATCTTCATTTAAAAAGATTGCTGCAGTGGTGGCTGCCGTTCTTAGCATTACCGCCATTGTCGCCTTTGGTAAGTCGTGTATTGATTTAGGCTCGCAGCTGGCTGAGGTAGATAACGTCATACAACAGGCAGTCCCCAGCATGGAAAATCGAATTGATTCCTTTGCCAAGAATGCGATAGAAAAGTTCGGCATGTCGGAAATATCGGCAAAGCGTTATGCCGGAGTATTCGCCTCCATGGCCAGGGGATTTAAGTTCTCGGAAGAATCAGCAGCCTCCATGGGCGTAACCCTTACCGGTCTGGCTGCGGATGTGGCATCCTTTTATGATACAAGTCAGTCAGAGGCGTTTACAAAGTTAAAATCCGTATTCACCGGTGAGACCGAAACGTTAAAAGATCTTGGTGTTGTTATGACACAGGCTGCCCTTGATGCCTGGGCTCTTGAAAATGGATACGGTAAAGTAACGGCCAAAATGTCAGAGGCGGAAAAAGTTGCACTCCGATACGCCTTTGTGCAGGACAAACTACGTTTTGCAAATGGAGACTTTGCCCGTACATCAGGAAGCTGGGCAAACCAGGTCCGTATTCTGACAGAGCGGTTTAATGCTCTAAAGGCTACCGTTGGTCAGGGGCTTATAAACGCCTTTACACCAGTGATTCAGGTGATCAATGTCGTACTATCTAAGCTGCAGACGATGGCAAACTATTTCAAAGCCTTTACTTCTGCATTGTTTGGAGATAGGGGCGGAAACGGAAATGGTGTGGCTGACACCATGGAAAATGCAGTAGGATCTTCCGGAGCGATATCGGATAACCTTGGAAACGCCGCTAAGTCTGCCAAGGAAATGAATAAGCAGCTGTCAGCATTTGATGAGCTTAACAACTTAAGTTCCAGTAATGGAAAAGACGGAGGGGCTGGTGGCGGAGCTGTCCCAGACTTAGGGAATCTAAATGGTGAACTGTTTGCAGGTGTTACGGTTAATCCCGCGCTGGAAGCGTCAGCGCAAAAAATTAAGGACTTAGTGGATTCCATAAAAGAAGCAGCAGAGCCTACCAGGGTAGCACTGGAACGATTGTGGAATGAAGGTCTTGCAAAGTTTGGAACCTTTGTCTGGACTGGACTAAAAGATTTTTACCATGAGTTTTTAGTACCTATCGGAAAATGGACTCTTGGAACCGGTATCCCCATGTTTGCGGATGCAGTCAATAATTTTCTCATGAAGGTGAACTGGCCGGTAATCAATGAAGCACTTAGAAACTTCTGGAGAGCTTTGGAACCCTTTGCAGAAAAGGTAGGAGAAGGGCTTTTAAAGTTCTTCTATGATTTACTAAACGTTGGCGCAGGTTTTATTAATGTAGTAGTTCCCGGTGGGTTAAATGCTATAGCGAAAGCTTTAAATTCTATTGATCCAGATAATGCGGAGAGAATCGGGTATGCCCTGGGAGTAATTGCAACTGCATTAATCGGGTTTAAGGCAATAACGGAAGTTCTTGATTCAATAAAAACATTCATCACTTTTGTTTCAGGTCTTAAGATTATTTCTGTACTGAAAAATTTCATTGAGATGATAGCAGTCATTAAAATAGGCGCTGGAACTTTTTCGGAAGCCTTGGCTGTTTATTTTCCTAAAATTACAGGAGTAGTAAAGTTTTTTAAAGATTTTGCAGAAATGATTCTGGTGATAAAAACAGGTGCCGGGACATTTGGTGAAGCTCTGGCGGTATACTTCCCTAAGATATCCGGATTTTTTACATCGGTATTGAAATTTGGAAACGGTCTTTCAGCCCTTACACAGGGATTAAGCGGATCGGCAGCATTTGAGGTAATTGTAGTAGAGATCCTTGGGTGGATTAACAGTGCGTTGGAAAAACTCCTTCCTGACTGGGTGAATAAATTCTTTGGTAATTTAATTTCCGGACTTGTTTCCGGAGCAGTAGTGGGATCCTGGGTACCCGGACTTGGTACTCTTGCCGGTGCGATTGTAGGCGGAATAATAGGTGCTTTAAATGGCATTGAGATTGACGGGAAGAGTATTCTTAAGATCATCGGCGATAAGATATTTAACTGGGATACCATGCAGAGCCTTTTTAAGACTGCAGAAGACGCGTTTAAAAGAGCATTCTCAGGAAATCAGGCATGGTATCAAATAGGCGCAGATATCCTTCTTGGTATTGGCGCTGGAATCAGTGGTGCCTTTGCTTATCTCCTGGAACCGATCGGGGATCTTCTGGACTGGATCGTGGAGGGAATCTGCAGCGTATTTGGAATCCACTCCCCTGCGGAATCCATGAAACCATATGGAGGGTATATCCTACTGGGAATCGTTGAGGGATTTAAAAACACCTTTGGCGAATGGACCACTGCTTTAAATGAGTGGTACACAAATTATATCGCTCCCTGGTTTACTGTCCAGAAATGGGGTGACTTATATAAGACGATTAAAGAACAGCTAAAAAAGACCTGGGACGAAACGGTGGGAGCTTGGAAAACAGACATTACCGGTTGGTGGGATAAGGAAGTAAGCCCATGGTTCACCCTGGAGAAGTGGAAGGGAATCATGTCAAAGGTACCGGAAGCGTTCACAACCACTTTCCGTAATGCGATTGACGGCGCCAGATCCTTATTCAATAAGTTCATTGACTGGCTAAATGAAAAGATGAAGTTTCAGTGGGACGGCGTTGAGATAGCTGGCAAGACTGTGATTGAAGGAGGATCGTTCCAGCTTTTCACGATTCCTCAGATTCCGGCTTTTGCCTCCGGAGGATATCCAACTACCGGAGAAATGTTCCTGGCCAGAGAGTCCGGTCCTGAGCTTGTCGGACGGATCGGAAGCCGTACAGCGGTTGCAAACAATGACCAGATCACTGATGGAATCGCAACAGCGGTTACTGTAGCCAATGCGGAACAGAATCAGTTATTGAGAGAACAGAACGAACTGCTGAGAGCCATTCTTGCCAAGCCTGGAGTAAATAAGTCTGATGTTGTGGACTTGTGGAAATCAGGTGCAGATGATTATAGGCAGAACACTGGCCAGCAGCTTGGAATGGTATATTAAAGTAAAAGGAGAGTGATGCCTATGCCCTATCAGGGGTACTTATTAAAAGTGAATGGAGTTATCTTCCCGAACAAATTAATTGCGTTCGGGACTTTTTCAATTACGCCAAGGCAGAGACAGGATAAGGATTCCTACCGGGACAGTACTGGCTATCTTCACCGAAACATACTGCCCCATAAAGTAACAAAAATTGAGTTTAACACAAAACTGCTGCATGAAAGCGACAAAGCAGAACTTGAAAATATTCTTCGCAACCGGGATGAATATACTCTTGAATATTTGGACGGTGGTTATCAGACCGGGACTTTTTACAGCCCGGATCTGAAATTCGACGTTTATGATATTGATGAGATAAGCGGGGATATCAGATATAAGCCCGTAAGAATTGCCATGATTGAGTATTAAGGAGGTAAAATGCTTAACATACCGGAAGAAATAAAAGCGCTATATCGAAGAAGTAACAGCATAGAGGAAACCGTAAGAAAAGTAAATCTCCGGTTTTATGATGGAACCATTGACCTGCTTTATCCCGGTGAAGATGTCTGGCCGGCTGATGATTTATTCCCGGTTGATGACACACCCATACTTCTTATTGGACCGGATCAGATTAATTATGAATCGCTTATACTCACACAGTCAATCTGTGACACCCAGTCTTTGACCTTTGGGGAATGCTGTGCTGCAAGAGTGGAAATCATTGTGGCAGATGTAACAATGGACGTTACGGGTAAAGAATTTGCTCTATCCGTAGAAGTTGGCGGATATGAGATGATGCTTGGAATTTACAAAGTAAACAGTTTTGAACGACAGGCAGACCGTAGGCTTAGAAAGATCGTAGCCTATGACCGTATGCTGAACTTTGATGTTGATGTGTCAGCCTGGTACCGCGGTCTTACCTTTCCCATGACATTAAAACAATATCGTAATTCCCTGTGTGAATTCATTGGGATCCGGCAGCGGGATATAATACTTCCCCTTGACGATATGGAGGTAACAAGATCCATTGATCCATCTAAGCTGTCCGGGCGTGATGCCATGAAAGCGATCTGTGAAATAAACGGCTGTTTTGGTCAGATTGACATTACTGGAGGATTTAAGTATGTCTTCCTGGGATCGTCGGGACTCTTCCCGTCAGAGGAACTATATCCAGCAGACGATTTATTCCCCTCTCAGCTGGAAGGAGAAACCCTGTCCCATTATAATCCGTCAGGGACTACCTATGAAGACTTTCTGACCTACGGCATTGATAAGGTTCAGATCAGGCAGGAAGAGGGGGATGTGGGTGCTTCCTATGGCAGAGGAACCAACGCATATACCATACAGGGGAATTTCCTTGTATTTGGTAAAAAGGCGGAGGATCTGCTTAATATAGCCATCACAGTACATGACCAAATATCCGGAAAGGTATACCGCCCCTGCAAGATTGTAACACAGGCGCTCCCCTGGGTAGAGCCCGGGGATGGGATTATCTGTTACACCAGTGATGATGTGATAGAAACCTACTGCTTGAAACGTACCATAAATGGCATTCAGGCAATGATGGACACGTTTGAAGCTGCCGGTACCAGGGAACGAAAGGAAAGCTTTGGAATTCCGACTCAGATTATTCAGCTGGAAGGAAAGACGGCTATTATTAAAAAATCTGTGGGAGAAGTCTCTGTCAGATTATCGGACTTAAAAGAAGAAACTGAATCAAAGTTTGTTCAGACAGCGGAGCAGATCCTTCAGGAGGTAACCAGGGCAACGCAGGCAGAGGCGTCATTAAAGCTCACAGCGGATCAAATTAATTTATCTGTAAAGAATTTAAAAGAGTACACAGAAGCACAATTTAAAGTTACAGCTGATCAGATTCTTGCAAAGGTAAGTAAGGGTGATGTATCAGCGGAAATTTCTGTTGAAAGCGGTGGAGTAAATATAAGAGGAAACAGATTCTCATGGACCTCAGACTTTTCCAGTATGACCAGTGATGGAAAGCTGACCTGCCGGAACATCGTTGCTATTAATGGGGTGTTTTCCGGTGCTTTGTCTTCTGAAACATTTTATGCAAACAGTAGCGCTGTGGGATTCGGGGATTTTTATACAAGTGCAGATGGTGCAAATTTATTAAGGTCTAATAATGGTTGGTTTATGCTAGACGTTAAAGATGCTCCTCAGGGTAGTCCAGGAAATGTTGGCAAAACTGCATCATTGTACCTGGGAGGGAGAGGGGTGACGGGAATTAGACTAGAAGGAACAGGAAATATATATGTAGGTGGAGTGTATTGTGGCGATATTCAGTTTGATGATCCTTGGACTGAAGGAATGACTAACTTGGCTATGCTAAAGCAAATATATTTGAGATTAAACCAATTAAGGCGATTTGTAGGTATAAGCAATTGGGACTATTAAATTTTCGCGTACTTGACTTTAAAATGGAAAGGAATTAAACTAAGGTAAAGGGGGAATTGATAATGAAAATATTTAAAACAATAACAGTTTCTCTAATTATCAGTATTTGTTTTTCCTTTCTTGCATTTGGAGAGGGTATGTCACAAATTACGGGGCCAAAGGATACTCAGGTATGGGTCTATCTTGATGATAATAGAGAACGCCAAATAAATCAGTGGAAACAATTTTGGGATGATTGGTATTATCTTGGAGCTGATGGTGTAACAAAATATAACACATGGGCTGAAATTGATGGTAAGTGGTACTATTTCGATAACTTTAGCAGAATGCTCCACGACACCACAACCCCAGACGGTTATACAGTTGGATCGGATGGCGTTTGGGTTCAATAACTAAATAAAACTATTACACAGAGCGCGGATTAATTTCCCCGCTCTTTTTGTGTGCAGAAAGGAGGAAAAATTGAAGAAAGTAATTACTTACACAGAGGATCAGATTGCACAGATCGGCGCTCTTCTAAACGGAATTATTTCTACCGGAGTTCAAAGCGCTAAGAGCATAGCTGTTATTGCTCAAATTTTAGATTCCGGAACACCTGGAGAAATCAAGGATCCGGATCCTGAGAAGAAAGGAGGAGAGGGTTAATGCCTTATCAACCATATTATTACATCACAGACTGGCAGAATTGGCCATCTCAAAAGACAGCAGTAAACCGCACCCACCTTCTGAAAATAGAAAATGGTATCAAGGAAGCTGATAACCGGATCGTACAGATTGATGCAAACAAAGCCGATCAGTCCATAGTAAACACCATGGTAAAAGATGTGACGCTGGATACTGATACCGGAATACTTACCGTAACGCTGCTAAACGGTTCTGTAAAGTCCTATGATCTGGATATTGAAAAGGTTGTAACAAACTTTGATATCACAGACGATGATAAGTTAGTTCTCACACTGGCGGACGGAACAAAAAAAGTCATTGATCTGACGCGGTTCGTTTATTCCGTGGAAAGCACTGCCACGATCTCCATGACGATCACCGACCGGATCATGAAGGCGGTCATTGTAGACGGATCTGTCACAATGGAGAAACTTGACTCTGCCATACAGACACAGTTTCGTCAGTATATGCTGGACGCTCAGTCAGCCCGTGACGCTGCCCTGCAGTATCAAAAGAATGCAAAGCGGTACACAGAGGGTGATGAAGACTTTCCGGAAAGTGAAACAGATAACGCCAAGTATTACTATGAGCAGGTGAAGTTAAACGCTGCAACTTCCGGTCAGAATGCTCAGGCTGCGGCAAACAGTGAACAGATAGCCACGGAGCAGGCAAATATAGCAAAGCAGAAGGCAGCAAACGCTTCCGCTTCTGAAACCAATGCCGCAGGAAGTGCGCAAATTGCCACCCAGAAGGCCACAGCTGCAGCAACCAGTGAACAGTCTGCCAAGGATAAAGCAGACATAGCGGAAGCGGCAGCCGCTATGGCAACTCAAAAAGCCAGTGAAGCCTCTACCAGTGAAGCCAACGCTAAAACCTATATGCAGGGGGCGGGTAACTATGCAAGTCAGGCGCAGTCAGAAGCAAATAGGGCGAAAAGTGAAGCCGACAGAGCCGCCTCTTATGTTGGGCAGGTTAATCCTGGAGCACTCACAGGGATTGAAGCGGCTGACACCACGGGAGTACTGGGAACAGCCGGGGCAACGGTATGGGCACAGGCCTTGGTCGATGGAATTGTGAACAGTGTTATAACGAATGATGAAATAGATGAGATCGACAGTAAGGAGGGAGCAATATGAAATACCTCAGTTATGAAGGGCTGCAGTATTTGTACAGTAAGATACTGACCAGACTTGGATTGAAGGTGGATGTCAACGGAGGGGACATATCAGAAACAGTAATTGAAAATCTGGATACAGTAGAGGATAAATATCCGATCCCGACAGCGGGTGAGAGTGTTAAGCAGTTTTTAGGGAAAACGTTGACGTTCCTTAGATACATAAAACCTCTTACCAGTAATATCACTCTTTATGTATCTGCCAATACGGGATCTGACACGACGGGAGATGGAAGCCAGTTAAATCCATTTAAGACTATACAACATGCTATTGATATTATTCCAAAAGATCTGGGAACACGTGAATGTATTATTTACGTAGCAGATGGTACTTATTCAGAGGATGTAACTATTGCGGGATTTACTAACGGAGTTGTCAGGCTTTACAGTAACCACATCACAGCAATATCCACATTGTGTAAGGTTAATAAAATTCTTGTAACCCAGTGTATGTCATACGTATTTATTGTAGGTTTTGATATTCTAACAGTTAACTCAGCAGGAATAGATTCATATAACAATAAAGCTTTAATTGTTCAATACTGCAACATAGTTGGAAATGCTCCTAATAATTCTGGAATATATGCTGCTGAAAGTGATTTTCAAGTATATAACTGCATTGTTTCAAATCATATGAATGCCCTACGGGCATATAAGAGTGTTGGCACTTCGGCTTATTGGGGGAATACTTCAGGAAATACAAATAGTCTTTATTCCGCCTCCGGATCTATTATAAAGACCATGGGGATACAACCGCAGGGGACACGAATAGCCGATACTGGAGGTTCTGTTTTTTTTGAAAATGGTACGCAAATAGCTGATCTTATTGTATCAGGACTATCATGTACATGGGCGAATATAAGTGGGAGATACTATAGGATAGGTAATCTCAATGGAGGTATAGCACAAGTAGTAGTGAATATAGCTATCTCTTTAACCGCTACTTTAAGCGCACATACGCAATATTCAATAAATGGATTTCCTACAGCAACAGCAAGTACGGCTGTCACAGCACATGCTCAAAATCAATTCGACTATGTACAACTTTATGGTAGCGGAATATATCTATCACCTGCGTACGATTTGCCAGCAGGAAATGTATATTTATTAAGTTGCACATATATAACAAACTCATAAAGGAGGAATGAAATATGAATCAAGAAACAATCAAAGTAGGAGATAAAACCTACAACATTGCAAACGGCAGTTGCAGTCTACACCTATCCAATGGAGAAACGGCAACGGTAGCCATTATTATCGGATCAAATATGATTAATGATATACATAAAAACCTATCAGAAAACAGCACCATCACAAAATACACAGCTGACGGAGTAGAAGAGTGGCAGCGTGGGGATCTGGTATATACGGGGGAAGTGAAATTGAAAAGTGACTTCCCGGTAAGGATTGAACAGAAACAGACCGGGACTGATGATGAGGGAAAACCGGTATACAGCAACGTGGAAGCCCTGGAAGACGTGGTGATCGTTGAGTACCGGACACCAAACATTCAGGATAAGATACAGTCACAGGCAGAGGAAATCAAATCTTTAAGAGCAACAGTCGACACGTTGATTTTATCAGGGCTGGAGGGTTAATTATGTTTGAGACATTAATGAGATTATATAACAGTGGTAAGGGTCCACTTACGGCTACGATGCTGACTAATGCGGTAATTAAGAATTGGATTACTGAATCAGAAAAACAAGAGATTCTGAAAACGAAAAATTAAGAAAGAGTGAGGTAAATGGAAATGGATAGAATTACAGAACTGCTTGCCCTGGCATGGGGAAGCCCGATTATAAAACTTGTTATTTTGGCAGTAGTGATGGACACCTGCTTCGGCTGTATCAGAGCGATTAAAGAGCATGAATTTAACAGCTGTTTCGGAATTGATGGAGCAATCCGGAAAATCTCCATGGTAGCTTCCCTTGCGTTCCTACTGATACTTGATCGGATTGTACATCTTAACCTGATCGGCTTCATTCCGGAAGCGGTCCGATCATATCTGCCGGTTAGTGGCATTGGGGTGGCGGAGTTCTTCGGACTTCTGTACATAGCATATGAGCTGGTGAGTATTCTTAAAAACATGACTCTGTGCGGTCTGCCGGTAAAGCGCTTGTGGGAGACAGTGAAGAAGTTCCTTACACAGTACACAGACGAGCTGCCAGATAACACTTGAGCTGTTGCGACTGTCGCAACGGATGTAATGTCACAATACTGCATTTAATATCAAAGGGCAAAACATAGATAAATATACCTACCCACTAATAAACAATAATCGCATCTCTAGAAAGGTGCGGTTATTTGAGTAAATTATAGTAATTGTATAAAATAATTACATGTAATTGATGTAGAGTTTATTATATGATATATTAATATAAAATATTTAAAGTGTGGGGGTATTATGGAAAAAAATGAAAACAAACATGAAGAATCTTCACTTGATTTGCTTCCGTATATCATGGTGTTGATGATTTTCTTGTTTACAGATCGTATGATTGGTTTTTTCTGTATGACATTAATGTATTTCTTTGATGATATGAGAATAGATACTACGCAAATACAATATTTTGTTTATATTCTTCAAAATGTTTTACCAATAATAGTATATTATATAACCATAAAGAAGGTTTTTCCTGTCATAAAAAGAGATACCCAAAGAATCTTTAATTTTCTTCAAGGAAATATGTCTATTCATACTGGTATAAATATAAATTATGATACAGAATATAAAAAGAAGATAGATAATGCACAAACTGCAATGGATATTATGCGTATAAATTTAAAGGAAATAGCTGAGTATTATTCAATAAACAAAAAACAAGCTAACATTACATTTGTTTCTTCAATACTTGCATGTATAATTGGATTAAGCTTGATTTGTTTTGCTATATTAAATGGAATTATAAATAAAGATAGCGAAACCATAAGCATTGTTACTGGTATCTCAGGGATAATCAGTGAATTCATAGCTGTTCTGTTTCTTTCAATATATAATAGTACCCTAAAACAAATCAATAGATTTTATGATTCACTTAACAGTAAAGAAAAGTTTTTAACAACTATAGAATTGGCAAAAGGATTGGAAGAAAATAAAGAATCAACTATTATTAAAATTATAGAGAATGAGTTTAAAAATAAAGAATAATTATATTAATACAAAATTTTACGGACCTTGGGTAAGCCTGGGTCCTTTTCGATTGGAGGAAAATAATATGAGAGATATAACATTGTGTCACCCACGCCTGCAGGCTCTGGCTGCCAAGCTGACAGCGGAGTCCGATAAGCAGGGCTTAAAGATTGCCATTGGAGAGACTTACCGGACTGTGGAAGAACAGGATGCGCTTTATGCTCAGGGCAGGACTAAGCCCGGAAATAAAGTAACCAACGCACCAGGCAGTACATACAGTTCTTACCATCAGTGGGGGACAGCTTTTGACATTTACCGGAATGACGGACTGGGAGCGTATAACGAAGCCGGGAACTTCTTCGGGAGAGTTGGTGCGATTGGTGTAAACATAGGTTTAGAGTGGGGCGGAAACTGGAAGTCCCCGGTTGATAAGCCTCACTTCCAGCTTCCAGACTGGGGCAGTTCAACGAGTGGGATCAAAAAGGTTTATGCAAGTCCGGAGGCCTTTAAGAAGACATGGGTTCCTGAAGTTCTTGAGAAAAAGAAATCTGGCTGGAAAGAAAAGGACGGCGGCTGGCGGTTCTATTATGGCGATACAGGGGAGTGTGTGCGGAATGACTGGGTAAAGGATCATGGCAAGTGGTACTGGTTTAATGCTGCAGGGATTATGGTCACTAATACTTGGTACCAGTATAACAGCGCATGGTATTACCTGGGACCCGACGGAGCCATGTGTCAGTCACAGCTGGTTGAAAATTCCGGAAAGATCTATGCCGTGGATTCTGATGGTAAGATGATCACGGAGCCAGTGAAGCTCACACCAGATCAGGATGGAGTGCTGCAGTATCCTGGATTAGTGAAATAGTGCTAAATTTGTTTGGCAAGGTTACCAATTGTCCAGATCGATACAAGATGATAATATAAATGCATTCTAAAACATAAATCAAGTGCTGAAATCCCAGAATACTATAATCGATTATATTAAAAAATTATAAGTCATTTGTTACATTCAAATGGCTTTCTTTTCTGCACTTTATTTATTGATTTAGAATATTAATAACAACAATAATTACAAAAGATAAATTTTGGAGGTACATTGTATGAATAATAGATTATTGATTAGAATAGCAACGGTTATTTTTATGTTGGTTAGTGTAATGTTTATAGGACAGGTTACTGCTTTTGCTGATGAAGTTGAACCTGTTTGGACGGAATTGGCATCAATGTCTACAATTCGTGTTTCAAATACTGAACAATTTCAAACAGAAGTAATAGATGGAAAAATATATGCGATAGGTGGAATAAATAATTCAACAGAGGTGTATGACCCGGCTACAGCCACAGCGGGAGACTCTAAAGTTAATCTGAAATGGAATACGGTGACAGACGCAACAAGTTACACTGTTAAGCGCTCCACGACTGCAGGAGGCCCATATACAACAATAGCCACAGGCATAACGGGAACTACCTATACAGACACAGACGTTACGAATGGAACTACTTACTATTATGTTGTAACGGCAATCATCAACGGCAGCGAAGGATGGAATTCCAATGAAGCCTCAGCCACTCCACAAGCTTCCACTGATCAGCCAACCGGTAATAAAGCTCTTCTTGTTATTACTATGGTAACCGGCGAACGGAAGGAATACGAAATGACTGCAGACAAAATAAATGACTTTGTAACATGGTATAACAGCAAAGCAGCGTCAAGCCCAACCTTTGCAATTGAAAAGGATTATAATAAAGCTTCGTTCACAGCTCGGAAAGATTATATTGCTTACGAACAGATTTCAAACTTTGAAGTGAATGAATATAATGATTGATGAAATAGCCCTGGGAAACTAGGGCTTTTTCTGTTAATTTATAGAAGTTGTCCAAAACTACAGTATTATTATTTTAAATTATATTGAATTCCTGTATAGATATGATAAACTTAAAGAAAAAAAGTGGAAATATAAAAGGAGGTTTATGCATGGATATTCAAGATCTAATAAAAAAATATGAAGAATTAGAAGTGCGAGTTTCGCAATTGGAGTTTAGGGAAGAACTTTTGAGGGTGGATACAAATGTAAATGGTATTTTGTTGGATTATAATGTGTCGCGTGAACAGTATGCAAAAATAATGGATATAATGGATGAAATGAGGAACAAGCTTAATAAAAGCGAAGCTATTTTAAATCATAATTTCGAAAAAATGATAACTGATATTTTTGGTGGAGAACATAAAGCTTTTAATAGAAGTATGCCAATTGAATATCATTTTTGTGAAAGTTTGGCTAAGGCATTTATGGATGATGGCCGTTGGGAGGAAGTATTTCCTGCATTATATGGTGATATGAAAAAATATCAATATTTAAAGGAAAAAAATAATGATTAATTATTTAGAACTATTGTTTGCAGCGATATCAGCCTTAGGTGCACTTTTAAGTGGATTTGCAGCTTATCAATCAAGAATAAATAAGAAAGAAATGGATAAAACAATTGATAAACTTAAAAATCACATAAAAAGTATTAATGACCTAATTTTATTAGAGCCAGTATATTCTCAGTTAGAAAAAATGGCTCAAAAATTTAATAATATAGCAAGTGGGGCATTACCCAATGCTCGTGGTAGCAAGACTGAAATTGATTATTATGTTGAATTGAAAGCAGAAGTTTCAAAAATTTTAGGAAATATTCCTGGGGAATATACCACTTTTAGAGTAGTTTTGACTGATATAATAAGTGCATTTACATCATGCATTAATGAAAGTAAATCATTTAAACAATTAGATAAAGATAATAGATATAACTATGCTTATGTCGAAGAAAAATATCAAGATTCATTAAGAGAGTTAAATACAATTCTGCGAAATATTAAATATCTAAATTAAATTAATATTGTATTGAATCACTAATAATTCATGTTGCATTTCGTGTTGCATAACCTTATAAATACTTATTTTTTATGGTAAATATTTGTCTGTCAAAATAAATACTAATGCCGAGAAACCTCGATTTTATAAGGAATCCCGGCATTTACTAATGTTTTGTCTATTCATTTGCATGGGTTCGAATCCCACTATCTCCACTTAAACAATAAGCCGCAAGCATGATCGCTTGTGGCTTAAATTATATCTAATAGGGACGGGACACTTGATAAATCAAGGGCAACAAAGGCACATTTTCAATTTTGAGAATGTGCCTTTGTTATTTTTTACTTTACAGATCAATGAGCAAAAAATTTGACACACCTGCACCTGCAGCAAATTTGACATACATAATATTACCAAAAATTACATGTAGCCGGTTAAATGTTACATCTAGCACAAATTTAACCATTTTTGGTATATAATGTGACATTAGAATAGTGTTACATAGTAATAAATAAAAAAGTCCAAATAGATGCGAGAGGTGCTGCATCTGTAAATTTAAAACAGAAGACAACCAGCATCGACATTGATCAGGGTATATCATTTACCGGAGGAGAACTGAAAGTACAATAGGCAGGAGGATCATGATGGACCGGTTAAAAGAATTGGAGAGAGCCGCCCAAGATGCTGAGGAAGAGCTATTTGCTTCCCAGTGCCGGAGACTTGAAAAGGAATACCGGAAAAAGGAGTACAGAAATGAAGTGGTGGATGCCTTTGTACGGTTATTCAGTCAGGCAGTGGATGAGCAGAAAGAAGTATCATGA